CGTTTGCCATCTCGCTTATCGCTGTGTACCATCCCCACTTTCTGGCGAATTGGGACTGCTTGTCGAATGCAGGTTCATCAGCTGATCCTTCGGTAAAGATTGAAGGAAAGTTCTGTGCAAGGCGATTTCTAAACGATAAAAAAAAAGCATACACCCGAAGAATATATCCACCCCTAAATCGTTGAAGGCTTCGCCTGTGTGCCTATCTGGATCGTAGTTCTCTATGAGGTACTTGCCGTACTTCTTCTCTGTGATAGGTCGATAGAGTACACCTAGTACATTCGTAGCATTGTCGTAGGGGTCTTTGAAGTACTCGTCTAGATCAACATACTCACCCATAGATATATCATCTAGCTTAGGGTGTAAGCCATACTCCACTCCGTTTAGCTTGAAGGTCTGTGTGAGCTGTGGCTTCTCTTGTAGGGCGTTGGCTATCTTTCTTCGTATCTCGATTCTATCAGATGCTTTCATTCTCTGCTGCTGGTCAGGGGTTAGACCGCAGAAGTGGAACATAGCCTGTTCATCGGTATTATCCTCTGTAGCCATAGCTATGAACTTCTTGTACTTACCTATAGAGATGTCTGCTAGTCTCTCTGGTATTGTGATCTTAACGGATTGCGTACCTTCCATAATTCGGTTTACTTAGTTTATTGTATACTCCATATCTCGCTGCATCAATCAAGTGATTCCACTTGTCCTCTGGCTTGTTCAGCAAGTTACCATTTTTATCTTCTAGCCATCTATAGTTCTCCATCTCCTTCATCAGGTTGCTTCCTACGATGTGTATCTTGTAACGCTTCAGCATATCAATACCAGCGTTCACGCTGTCTACTCCTTTAGTGGTTGGCTTGATAGTCCAACCCATCCTATGCAGCTCCTCTATACTCTTAGGCTCTGCACTATCTGCGTATATCTCCTCATACCTACCTACCCCTATGTCATTGAAGCGACCTGCTAGGTCTTGGTTGGTGAGGTTGGTAGAGTATAGCAACTCCTCAAAGTAGAGGTTATTCCCTTCTTGGTAACATTTAACGAGTGCTGATGGATCGTTAGTGAATCCAAAGTCAAGACCATAGGATAGGAACTTCGCTGTGCTAGGCACTTGCTGTATCGTTGTGAATTGGAATACTTGCGCTCTGTTTGTACCTCGCTCTCCTAGACCATAGACTCTCCAGTAGTGTTCATCCGTTTCTTGCAGTCGCTCTATCTCTAAGATGATAGTAGGATCTAGGAATGGGTTATCTCGGTAGGTGGTTTGATAGAAGTCAGCATCATCTCTAGGTATCACCCTGTCGTATATCCAATGGTAGGTATCGGAAGGGTTGTAGTCCAGAATGATTCTGCCGTTAGTACGGAACACTATCTGCTGCCAGTCCTCAAAGGTCAATTCGTTTGCCTCATTCAAGAAGGCGAGATCTCTCTTGCGACCACGAATCTTCTGAGGTTGATCCATTGAGATGAACTCTACGAGGTTGCCGTTGAGTTGGTATTCGCTGTTCGATTTGTTGTGGTTCTCCTCTCTGTAGAGGTCAGCACCTTTTAATATCTCTAGGAAGTCCCTCATGACTGAGGAGCGTACAGCTGGGAATGTCTTACGAGCTATCGTGATGGTCTTGCCTGTATTGTTCGTGCAGTAGTAGAAGATAATCCAGAGGATGATGTTGTAGGTCTTACCGCTACGAGTACCTCCCTGTTCTACTACTATCTTCTTATCTGATCTCTTTAGATGTCCGTAGACTTTATTAACTCGGATCTTGCTCATCTACTTCTTCAATGGTGAATGTCTGGATACCCTCGTGTGAGATCTCCTGTCTCTCGATGTACCCTCGCTTCTTGCCTTTGGTCTTTAGATAGAAGATGATTGCAGTAGGGTTCTCCTTCTCGATTTGACTATGGAGCTTCCCTTCTGCGTAATCGAGTGCTACATTCTCCAACTCATCAACAGCTTTCTTGTAGTCCTTATCGTCCTTCATCCAGTTGTAGTGAGTCTGTCTTGAGACACCCACAGCTTCGCACGACTTGGTTACGATACCTAGATTCGCTTCTAATGCTTTGAGCATTGCTGTCTTATGTTCTTGAGTCTTGTCCATTTTTTAATGTGTCAATTTCGGTAAACCTCCTAACTATAAAACCCTATTCTTCGAGATTGCGTTTGCGCTCCTCTCTTATTATCTGATTGATCATCTTCTGGTTGAGCCTACGCTGTGATCTGTTTGCTTTTGTAGGTGCTGCTGGTAGGTCTACGAACTTACCTAGAAAGGCTTGTTCATCTGCTGAGAGTTGACCTCTCATGTGTACCTGAGTGAGGATGTGTATAAACATCTCTAGGTTCTTCCTGTTGATTAGGATTTGGCTGCTGCTAGTCTTGTTCGAATCCATATGTTGCTAGGTCTTTCATGCATTGTTGTGCGATACTTCCATAGGTGTATCTCTTAACCTTTGTGCGCTTTGCGTTTGTTGTTGCGTAGTGATTGATCAGTTCTATCACCTTACGGCTCTCCTCACTTCTGATAGAATCGTAGTTTGTTTTCATTTCTCTTCTAATTTCTCAAGTGTGTCCTTTAGGATTGCATTCCAAGTAAATTTATCCTTGTCAGCTTCCCAGAGCTGCTCATACATCTGAAGTAGTATCTCTCTCATTTCTCTTTGGTGTTAAAGGTCGTGTTCTATGTTCTGGCGTTCTACATACCTTGCCCACATCTTCGCTACCCAAGCCCTTCTCTGGATCTTGTTAGGGTATACCTTCTTCAGTCTCGCATTTGCAATGCGTAGGAATTGATTCATCTTGTTCATAACAATTCTCTTAGTTTTTCTTTTCTACCATTATTAAGGTCAAAGTTATCTAGCATCCACTTGATATAAGTCTTAGGTAGCGTTTGAATCTTTCTACCCTTATACTTACCCACTCGCATTACATCATCTAATTCTCTAAATGGTGCTTGAGGCTTTCGGTTTGTTAGTGTGTTGTTAATGCTCCCCGATCTCTGCTGAACTAAGTGGTTCATCTTCTTCATATCAATCTATTTTGTAGGATGGGGGGGAGTTGAACCCCCCTTGCAGTATAGATACTCCGTTGGTTACCCCCCAATATCTATCTACCTCCATTCATCCTTTGTTCATGTATATCCTTTAACCATTGAACTCTATCAGGAACATCTCCGTACTTAATATGATCTGCTCTGCATAGAGCCATTAGATTCTCTATTCTGTCTTTGTCTTTAGCACCTCCTGATCCTCTGTTCTCGATGTGGTGTATGTCTACGGCTCTCGCTCCACAAACCTCACAAGGGATAAAGTCATCCAGCACATAGTTAAAGTGCTTCATGTAGATCTTCGTGTGCTTCTTCATTACAGCGTGTCTCTGATGATGTAGCTGTCCAAGTCCTCACCTATTACGAAGAAGTCCTTATAGACTTTGATGGCTCTGTTAAACTTCGCCTCACCTCTCTTGTAGAACTCCTCACTCACATCGTAGATTCCTATATCACATGATGCTTTGTCAAGGGCTATGAAGTACCAGTCCTTATACGACCTGTTGAACAGGTTGCAGTATATGTAGCATTGCATATCATATCCGTACTTATCTGCGCTGTATCGGAATGCCTTGAGGTCGGTTGTTGTTTTGATGTCAGCTAGGAAGCTCTCGTTCCATATATCTGCCTTGCCTCTAAACGGAAAGCCACCCAGTAGATCTACCATAGGCTTCTCTGTTTGGCTCTGCTTTAGGAAGTACTTAGCGTGTTCGTTTCTATGGAAGGCATCTGTGATGCGCTCAGACTTACTCATGTCCGTTCTAGTGATACAAGTCTTGCTCGTTGATGCTTGGGCTTCCTTGTATGCTTTGGTGTTCTTAGAAGCTACATCTACCACCTCGAAGATGTCGTTGAATCTTTCGGGTTCTAGGATCATCGTATGGATGACTCTGCCCATTAGCAACGCTGGGCTGTTCTCCTTCTGACCATAGGTCTGAACATTGTAGAATGTCTTTGGACTATCCAGTAGCATCTTGAGACTGCTAGAGGATAGTGCTATTCTATTCAATGCTCCGTAGTAGAACTCATCATCTACTGCTTTGTCTATAAGCCATTGCTGATCGTAGTCAGCTCCATCTAACATCAACATGAGTAACAAGTTAAGAGTTCTACTAATTCATAGACTGCTATCATAGCAACCATTCCTAGAATAACCATAGTCTGCAAGAATGCAACTACCGCTACCTTATTCCAATCAATCTTTTTCATCTCTCTCTTTTTAAGATTATACTGCAATGTACACAATATAATTTTAATAACTACTCATCTTCATCAAAAAAAGTTCTTCCTATGAACTCCTCTAGGTCATCTAGCCTCTTAGTCAATGTGCGTATTTGATTTAGGGCTATGCCCAAACCTATCCCGAATAGTACTAGTATCATTCTTTTATCGTATATGGTAACACTTCAAACACTAGATCCTCTACATCCTCGAACTTCACATAGGTAAATACATCCTGAGCGTTCCATCTACCTACCCACTTATGCAGTGCATCATCATATGGTATGTAGTTCCTACGCTCTACCTTGTCCTTATAGAACGGCTCACATAGTTCAATGGCTCGTACCCTCAGATGTTTCTTGCGAAACACATA